TGCACTCAACGTGGTGACTGTCGCTGCACCTGCTGCTGCCCCAGTTGACGCTGCTGCCGATGCTGCCATGGCTGGTGCCGAAGCCGGCGCCGAACTGGGTGCCGATGCTGCCATGGCTGGTGCTGAAGCCGGTGCTGACCTGGACGCTGAGTTAGACGCTGCTGCTGCCGAAGCCGGTGCTGAACCCAGTGGTGCAGCACTTGGCCGAGCCAAGAGATAATATGCGAATTGATGAAGTTGAACAAGCAGCTGATTCAGGACAACTTGCAGGCCTAGCCAAATTTTTGGCAGGCCGGGCCGAAGACACCAACGGTCCCAAGCAAATAGACAAAGCAACATTTATTGAATTGGCAAAGCGTCTCGGAACCTTTGTTACTAAAGATCAATTGCCCAACATGATGTCTACACCACCACTCAGCAACTTGTTTCAACCAGTTGACCCAAATTCAGACAAGTTGATGTTCAAGGGCGCCCAGCCAGTTGATGTGGGCATGCCAGTCAACAAAGCTCAAGATGTTGTAGCACAAGCGGCCAAATCGGCCATGAAAAAAGATCGCGGCGTATAAACAAATTGGGTCAACAAAAGGTTGACCTAAAACGTTAAGTATAGTATAGTGTCTTTACTATGTTCATTTAGGAGTTTAAAATGAAGAAAGCTGCAATTTTTGTTTTAATGGGCGCATTGGTTAGTACCAATGCACTGGCCTGGGGAGACCGCGAGCAAGGCGTCCTGGCTGGCATGGCTGCATTGTGGGCCTTCCAAAAACTCAATCAAAATAGTGCTAATCAAGCACCACAAGCACAACCACAACCAGTTTACGTCGAACGCCCTGTGGTGGTGCAACCACAAGTGATAGAATATCAAAGACAACAGTGTACTCCTTGGACCGAAACTCGTAACTGGGACGGCACTGTGACAAGATCTAGAACCTGTAATTACTAATGGCATACTCAGAAAAAGTTGTTGAACATTACGAAAACCCACGCAACGTGGGTAGCTTTGCCAAGGATGATCCAGATGTGGGCACTGGCATGGTTGGCGCACCGGCCTGCGGTGATGTAATGAAACTACAAATCAAGGTACAAGATGGCATCATCACAGACGCAAGATTCAAAACCTACGGTTGCGGTAGTGCCATCGCGAGTTCCTCTCTTGTTACCGAGTGGGTTAAAGGCAAAACGCTGGACGAGGCCGCAGCTCTTAAAAATTCAGAGATTGCTGAAGAACTCGCCTTGCCACCAGTCAAAATCCATTGTTCAATCCTTGCTGAAGACGCCATCAAAGCCGCGGTAGAAGATTATCGAAAACGGCATGATCTCGTTCACTGACACAGCCCGAAACAAAATCGCCAAACTAGTCACAGCCAAAGGCTATGCTGGTATTCGGCTGGGTGTCAAAACCACAGGTTGCTCAGGGCTGGCTTATGTGTTAGAATATGTGAACAAATACACGCCTGAGCCTGGTTGTATCAACTACAGTCAACCCGAATTTGTAGTGCTGGTAGATCAAAAACACGATGTGTATTTGAAAGGCATGATTGTGGATTATGTGCGCCAGGGTCTCAACGAAGGTTTTGAATTCCGCAATCCCAATGAACGTGACCGTTGTGGTTGCGGAGAAAGTTTTAGAGTTTGAAACAAAAATACATTGACTTATACATGGACTGGGCACGGCGAGCTGCTGAACTCAGTCATGCTCGCCGCCTGCAGGTGGGCGCGGTAGTTGTCAAAGACGACACTGTGATCAGCTATGGCTACAACGGCATGCCCGCAGGCTGGGACAACAACTGTGAAGATGAAGTTTACCAACAAGACGGAACTGCAGGACTGAAAACCAAACCCGAGGTATTACATGCTGAGTCAAATGCTATTGCGAAATTGGCGAAATCTAGTAACAGTGGCCTGGATGCTGATTTATTTGTTACTCATGCTCCTTGTTTGGATTGTGCAAAACTGATCTATCAATCGGGAATTCGCCGGGTGTATTTTGGACAAGCATACCGAGACAACTCGGGCATTGAATTTTTAGAAAAATCCAGCATCGAAGTACACAAATTATGATCACATCACGTTACAATTATGCACCCCTTGACCGAACAACTATCGACGGAAAAAGACATTATTGTTTGCCCGACGGTTCTAAAGTACCTAGCGTTACCACTATTCTGGATCGCACAAAACCTCAAGAGGCTCGCGAAGCACTGGCCAACTGGAAAAAGCGAGTAGGCGAAGCCAAGGCTCAGGAAATCACCACAGAAGCTGCCAATCGTGGCACACGCATGCACGCCTACTTGGAACACTATGTTTTGCAAGAGGACATGAAACCTTTGCCGTCAAATCCATATGCTCATCCCTCATGGTTCATGGCAGCAGAAGTCATTCTCAAAGGTCTGTGCAATGTTGACGAATTTTGGGGTGTTGAAGTGCCCTTGTACTACAGCGGTCTGTATGCAGGCACCACAGACTTGATTGGCACCTGGAAAGGCCGCCCTGCTATCATAGATTTCAAGCAAACCAACCGGCCCAAGAAGCGTGAGTGGATTGAGGACTATTTCTTGCAACTTGCAGCCTATGCGGCGGCACACAACGAAATGCACGGCACCACCATTGATCAAGGTGTTATTTTAATGGCCTGTCAGCCCAAACAGCTGGCAGATGGCACATATTCTACCCCAGAATACTTGGAGTTTGAAGTCAACCCTGACGAGTTTTCGCACTGGTCAAACGAGTGGATGAAACGAGTGGAGTTATACTATTTGACACGCTAAATATGTGATCACTCAAGGATCACAATTGTGGCAATAGTACAAATTTCAAGAATTACCCAACGCAAAGGTCTGGCAACAGATCTACCCCAGCCACTGGCTGGTGCTGAGTTTGGTTGGGCAACCGATGAACGCAGACTGTTTATTGGTAACGGCACCTTGGAAGATGGTGCACCTGTAGTTGGCAACACCGAAGTGTTGACCGAGTTTTCTGACATTCTGGGCTTTGCCACTTCCTATACCTATCGAGGTGATGCAGCCGGTTACACAGTACAAACTGGTCCCACAACCGGCAGTCCAGCAACACAGAGTATTCAAAGCAGACTGGACAGTTACGCCATAATCACAGATTTTGGTCCCAGTGGCGATGGTATCACTGATGTCACTGCTGACATCAATCGAGCACTGTATCAAATCTATTGTCGTGAAGTGAACCCTGCTATTCGTCGCAGTTTGTTTTTCCCGGCTGGCGTGTATGTGATCACCGACACCTTGGACATTCCACCCTTTGCCAAGTTATATGGTGAGGGAGCTGAAAGCTCAATCATATATTTCAATGTACTGAACTGGACCAATGCCATTGCCTATGCATCTGGCGTGTTGGTATACAATACCTCAACTGGTCTTTACTATCGCTCAAACTTCAATGTTCCTGTTGGCAAAAACATCGGCGACAACAATCCCGACGGTAACCCTTACTGGACACAGGAATCGTTGCCACCTTATATCTTTAGAACTGCCGACAGTTTGCAACAAACTGGTGTAAACATCGAAACTGGCGGCGCATTACCACCTGGTGATGTTGAGTTCTCGGGCATCAAGTTTGTGACCAATCGTGCCAACAGTGGTGGCTTGATACAGAATGCCACTGCCTGCTTCTTTGATGCTGTGAACTTTGAAGGTCCCTTGGCCAGTGGCGACCTAGACACCATTGGCGATGGTATCATGGCCATTGCCTGGGCCAGCACCAGCAGCTCGGTATCTTCCAATGTGACTTTCAACAACTGTAAGTTTTCCAAGTTTACCTATGCCACCAACACCGATCAGCAGATCAAAGGTGTAACCTTCAGCAATTCTGCGTTTGATTCTTTGTATCAAGGTGTTTTCCTGGGCGGAATATCTCCCACCAATGGTGGCGCAACTGGTGTAAGAATTGTACAAAACACTTTTGACAATGTGTACAAAGAAGGCATTGTGTTTGAGAACGTGTCCTTGAACTGCTCGGCCTACAACACTTTCTATGATGTGGGCAATCACTTCCAAGGTGTGGGCACTCCCGAAACTGCCATTATTGATCTAGACAGTGACAACAATGTGTCTGTGGGTGACATGTTTGAGCGTACCACAGCCAACTCAGGCGACCTGCATCCAAGAATTGCACTGAACAATAGAAACAGCATGGCCATGAGCATGAACGCTCGCAGCCTGACATTCTATCAAGCAGGTTCAGCAGTTGACACATTCAGCAACGTACTGGATCTTGGCACATATCAACGCACAGCAGGCATTGAAGATACCTTGGTCAACAACAGCACAAACGATCTTGTGATGGTATCACAGACTGGTCTGGCACCCATCTATGCATTCAAGATTGACTATACTATCACACGTGGCACAAGTTATCGTACCGGAACCATCAGCGCCAGCAGCGGCACTGGATTTTCCTACACCGATGACTTTGTGGAAAACGCCAGCACTGGTGTCACATTGACCTTGGTGGACAACTCGGGTGATGTCACACTGTCATACACAACAACTTCAACCGGCACCAACGGAAGCATTAAATACAGCATTACTAATCTCAGTTGATGCTACATAAAACCTTTGCCGAAAGACTTGAGTCTTGGAGCAATCTAAGAAATCGAGTCCACTCCTTGCCCACACAGCAAGCCTTGGAATCCATCAACACCTGGTGGTTCCAAACTCCCTGGAGAGCATACCATTTGCACTGGGATGACCAACCCACTTGGCCAGATCCCTGGCAGCTCTTGGACGACAATATCTATTGCTCACTTGCGCGAGCGCTGGGAATCATGTATACTATAGCAATGATTGAGCGTGAAGACATGCAGGATGCCACGCTGGCCGAGATTGGAAGCGACAATTTAGTCCTTGTTTCGGGAAAGAAATATATACTGAATTGGGACGCTGATGAGATTGTAAATATCAACCTAGAAGCAACAAAAGTGTCACGCTGTGTGACACTCAATCAAATACAACAAAAATTAAGGTAACAATGAAACAAATTACTGTTTTAAAGCGAGATGGTACTCGAGAACTTCTTGCTCTTGAAAAATGGCAAACTCAAATCGCAAAAGTGTGTTCTGGAATCGCTGATGTAAGCCAGAGCATGATTGAAATCAAAGCCCAACTGCACTTTTACGATGGCATCACAACCAAGGAAATTGACGGGATCACACTGCGAGCCATAGTGGACTTGATCGACGTTGAATCTAATCCCGATGTTGGGCACACAAACTATCAATACGTAGCAGGCAAACAACGACTCAGCATGTTGCGTAAAGATGTGTATGGCAGTTACCAACCACCACACCTTTATGATATTGTAAAAAAGAACGTGGAAGTTGGTCTTTACACCCCTGAGTTGCTGGAGTGGTACAGTGAGGAAGACTGGGGCCGCATGAATGAAATTATTGATCATTCCAAGGACGAACAGTATGGGTATGCTGCCATTGAACAGCTGATTGAAAAATACCTGGTGCGTAATCGTAGCACCAAAGAAATATTCGAAACACCACAAGTGCGTTACATGGTTGCTGCGGCCACAGTGATGCACCGAGAAGAGCCACAATCTGCCCGCATGCGTTTGATCAAGGAATATTACAATGCTGCTAGTGATGGCCTTTTTACTCTTGCTACTCCTGTCCTTGCTGGTCTTGGCACTCCGACAAAACAATTTTCTAGTTGCGTTCTCATTAGGTCTGATGATGATCTGGATAGTATATTCGCTAGTGGGGAAATGATGGCCAAGTATGCCAGCAAACGTGCCGGCATTGGTTTAGAGATTGGTCGACTACGACCACTAGGCTCGCCTATTCGTGGCGGCGAAATCATGCACACAGGCATGATACCCTTCTTGAAGAAGTGGTTTGGAGATCTGCGTAGTTGCAGTCAAGGAGGCATTCGTAATGCTAGTGCTACAGTTTTTTATCCTATTTGGCATCATCAGTTTGATGATCTTATTGTGCTCAAGAACAACCAAGGAACAGAAGAAACCCGAGTCCGTCATATGGATTATGGGGTTGTGCTGTCGGCTTTCTTCTGGAGACGATTCAAGAACAAAGAAAACATAACATTCTTTGACCCCAACGAAGTGCCTGATCTCTATGAGGCATTCTATCAAAACACTGCTCGCTTTGAAGAACTTTATGTTCAATACGAAAAACGCCGCGATCTAAGAAAAAAGACCATGAGCGCCGAAGAGGTGTTCAAGTCAGGTATTCTCAAAGAGCGCACTGACACAGGACGCATCTATCTTGTGTTCATTGACAATGTCATGAACCAAGGACCGTTTGATCCTGAGTATCACACCATTTACCAGAGTAACCTTTGCTGTGAAATCTTATTACCTACTAGACCTTTTAAGCGTCTCGATGACGATACTGGCCGCATTGCTCTGTGTACACTGGGTAGTATCAACTGGGGAGCTTTCAGGAATCCAGAAGACATGCGTCGTGCTTGCCGCATACTTCATCGTAGTCTCAACAATATTCTTGATTACCAGGACTTTTTGAGCATTCAAAGCCAACTCAGCAATGACGAGATTCGTCCACTGGGCATTGGTGTTACCAATCTAGCTTATTGGCATGCAAAAAGAGGATTAAAATATGGTGATACAGACAGTCTTGCAGAAGTTAAATCGTGGATGGAGCACCAGGCGTTCTATCTCACAGAAGCCACAGTCGAACTTGCCAAAGAAAGAGGCAAGTGCAAAGACTCAGACAAAACTTGGTACGGACAAGGAATCTTCCCGTGGGAGAAACGAGCCCAGGGCGTGAATGATTTGGCAGACTTTGCTCCTGAACTAGATTGGGAACCGTTGCGTGAGCAAATGAAACAATATGGTGTGCGCAATGCCACACAAATGGCCATTGCTCCGGTTGAATCCAGCAGTGTTGTAATCAACTCAACCAATGGCATCGAAATGCCCATGAGCTTGATCAGCACAAAAGAAAGCAAAGCAGGTTCATTCACACAAGTGGTGCCCGAATATCACAAGCTCAAGCAAAAGTATCAACTGATGTGGGCACAAAAGGATTGTGTAGGCTACATCAAGACTGCATCTGTGTTGGCGGCCTATGTGGATCAGAGCATAAGTACCAACACCTTCTACAATCCTGCACACTTTGCAGATCACAAGGTGCCCACCACATTGATTGCTCGCAATCTCATGCTGGCGCACCACTGGGGCCTCAAGACCTTCTACTACAGTTTGATCAACAAACAAGGCGCCAAGGCACAAAACGAAGAATTAGCAGATTTGCCTCACAACATTGAGATGCTGGAAGAGGAAGATTGTGAAGCATGTAAACTTTAAGGACACAAATGAAAAAACGTAATTACACACAGGAAACAGTTCGTCGCCTGCAAGGCAGTGTTCAAGTTGAACACACATTGGCTCGTCGCGGCGCGGCCAAACTTCGTGAGCTGTTGGCCACAGAACCCTACATCAACACCTTGGGCGCTTACAATGGCCAGCAGGCTGTGCAACACGCCAAGGCCGGACTCAAGGCCATCTATCTCAGCGGTTGGCAAGTAGCAGCCGCCAACAACACCAGCAACCAAACATATCCTGACCAAAGTCTTTATCCTGTGGATTCAGTGCCCAAGGTTGTCAAGGGCATCAACAATGCTTTTCGTCGTGCTGATCAGATTGACTTTGCAGAAGAATACGCACACGGTGCAGACGGTGGGATGACCACAGATTACTTCTTGCCTATTGTGGCCGATGCTGAAGCTGGCTTTGGTGGTGCGCTCAACGCTTACGAACTCATGATGGCCATGATCGAAGCCGGCGCCGCTGGCGTTCACTTTGAAGACCAGTTAGCGTCAGAAAAGAAATGTGGTCACTTGGGCGGCAAGGTGCTGGTGCCCACCAGCCAAATGATTCGCACACTCAACGCTGCACGGTTAGCCGCAGACGTAGCAGGTGTGGACACTGTGATCATGGCTCGCACCGATGCCGAAGCTGCTACACTGATCACCTCGGACCACGATCCGCTAGACAAGGACTTTATCATCAATGAACGCACTGAAGAAGGCTTTTACAAATTTAAAAATGGTATCGAGGCTTGTATTGCTCGAGGTCTTGCATATGCACCTTACGCTGACCTACTATGGTTTGAAACAAGCACACCCGACATTGCTCAAGCTAAAAAGTTTGCGGATGCGATCCATGCTCGTTACCCTGATCAAATGTTGGCCTATAATTGTAGTCCTAGTTTTAATTGGCGTAAGTTTTTGAGCGAGGACGAATGCGAAACATTCCAGCGTGAGTTGGGCGCCTTGGGCTACCGTTTCCAGTTCATTACCTTGGCTGGATTCCACTCAGTGAACCTTGCTACCTTTGAACTAGCAGAGGCATACCGTGCACGGGGCATGGCTGGTTACAGCGAAATGCAACAGCGTGAGTTTGCTGCACAGAATCGTGGCTTTACCACTGTGAAACACCAGCGTGAAGTGGGTGTGGGATATTTTGACTTGATTTCAGAAGCAGTTGGTGCCACAAGCACAGTGGCCAACAAGACATCTACCGAAGCGGATCAGTTCCATTGATGCGACAGTTTTGGAGATTGTGGGCCAAGGCACTGGGGGAGAAATCTGGTGCCACCAAACAAGAAGCAGATCGAATAGCCTTGATTAGGACAGCGATCGTGTTGTGTTATATAATAACAAACCTGTTCATTGTGGCAGGTGTGATAAGACATTGGTAGAACTATGAGCAAACAACAATACAATTTAAAAACAAAAACCGACTACCTTCAGCGCAAGATGTTCTTGGACCCCGCAGGTCCGGTGACCATTCAACGATTTGAAGAAGTCAAGTACAACAAACTGGCCAAATTTGAACAAGAAGCTCGTGGATTCTTTTGGGTACCAGAAGAAATCTCGCTGACCAAGGACGCACAAGACTTCAAAGACGCCAGCGACACAGTTCGACACATCTTCACATCTAACCTGCTGCGTCAAACAGCTCTGGATAGTTTGCAAGGTCGTGGTCCCAGTCAGATCTTTACTCCGGTGGTAAGTCTGCCTGAACTAGAAGCCTTGGTCTATAACTGGACATTCTTTGAAACCAACATTCACAGCCGCAGTTACAGCCACATCATTCGCAACATCTACAATGTGCCCAAGGAAGTGTTCAACACTATTCACGACACCAAAGAAATTGTAGACATGGCTAGCAGTGTAGGCACCTACTACGACAAACTACATCTGATCAACTGTGTGATTGAAACCGGAGAAAAGATCGACGAAGAAAAACACATCCGGGCCATTTGGCTGGCACTGAATGCCAGCTATGCACTTGAAGCATTCCGCTTCATGGTGAGTTTTGCCACAAGTTTGGCCATGGTTGAGAACAAGATTTTTATTGGCAACGGCAATATTATTCAGTTGATTCTGCAGGACGAAATTCTACATCGGGACTGGACAGCTTGGATGATCAATCAAGTTGTGAAAGAAGATCCACGGTTTGCCCGGGCCAAGCAAGAGTGCGAAGCTGAAGTGTATCAGCTGTATCTGGATGTGATCCGTGAGGAAAAAGCCTGGGCTGATTATTTGTTCAAACATGGACCAGTGATTGGCTTGAACGCACAAATTCTCAAAGACTTTGTGGATTACACAGCAGCATCGGCTCTCAAAGAAATCGGCATCAAATACCATGAGCCTGCACCCAAGTCAACTCCTATTCCTTGGTTCAACAAACACGTTGACACCAGCAAGAAACAAACTGCATTGCAAGAAAATGAATCTACCAATTATGTGATTGGTGTAATGAGCGATACAGTTGACTACGATGCTTTGCCAGAACTATGATAGATCAATGGCATTACAAGCGAGCCGAATGGAAAGAAACATTCTCGTTGATTCCCCGTCGTTGTGACCTTAGTAGTAGATGGATATGGGGTCGACATGTTTGTGGCACAGCAATAATTACAGGACCCGGGGAGCCGGTAATTGTCAAAATTTGGAATCACCGCTACGAACATATAATTTATAAACTAACAGGAAAATAAAATGAAAGCTATTGTATGGTCAAAAGATCAGTGTCCTTTCTGCGTTCAAGCAAAGGCATTGTTAGAAAGTCGCGGTATTGAATTTGAAGAACGTAATATCATGCATGACTGGACCAAGGAACAACTATTAGAAGCAGTACCAACTGCTCGTACATTGCCACAGATCTTCTTAGGAGAAGAATATGTTGGCGGATTCAACGAACTTCGTAAAAAATTAACCGAAAGCAAATAATGCAACTCATCGCAAAACCAGGTCAAGTTTACACCTTTAAGTTAAGCTCAGGAGAAGAACTCATTGCCAAGGTCAAAATGGCCGGCGGCGACTGGATCGAAATTGAAAATCCAGTCAGTGTAGCACCTGGTCCACAGGGCATGGGTCTAGTGCCCAGTTTGTTTACCGCAGATCCCGACGCAGAAATCAAGCTAAATACAGCCAGTGTATCAATTTATGCACCCACCGAAGACGGTGTGCGTATGAAATACCTTGAAGCCACCACAGGAATCAAGGTTCCTGAAAAGAAACTAATCTTAGGATAATGCCAGCAGTTCAACGCGACGGAGATGCAAACAGCGGCGGTGGGGTAGCCCAAGGCGGCGTCGGCACGGTTCGTGTTAACGGCAAAGCCATCATGGTTCCCGGACAAGCAGTGACTCCACACCCACCCTATGGTCCCAGGGGACGAAAAACTGCACACAACAATGGCAGTCAAGTCACTGCTGGTGGATCAGGCACAGTGAGAGCCGGCGGACAACCTGTGGTTAGAACCGACGATGTTGACAGTTGTGGGCATCCACGTGCGGGCGGCAGTTCTGATGTAAGGGCAGGGTAATGGCACGCAGTATTGTATCGCCTTTGCAGCTCACAGCATCAGCGTCCTTGTTGCAAAATCAAGGCTTGAGACCACTGCCGGCTGCACTGCTTGCGGCCATTAACTCGTACAATGCCACAGTGTTGGCTGGAAACATACGTTCGGCTCTGACATGGTACAAAGCACAGTCCTTCTATACCGAAAGCACATACGATGCACTGTTGAACATTGGCAGCACTGCTTGTCCTGCCTTGGGAAATTCTATTCCTGCAGGTGCTCTGGGAACGTTTACCTATCTTGATCGCACATACCTAACAAACAATCCTCCAGCGGATGGCAGCACACTGGAACCTTCGGGCTTTGTTAATCTAATAGAACAAATGGCCAGTGCATATCTTGGCAACGGCGATGCTGCAAAATTTGCCCAGGGATTCATGGGTGTGGTTGGATACACCAGCACTCTCAACAATTTCATCACCAGCA